ATAGCGTCCCACGCGCCGGATTGCTCGCAATCTCACTTTGGCCATGGCTGCCCCCCGTTCCCGCTAAAGACCCGCCCCGGTGTGACCCGGGGCGGGGCTGTCTCGCCCGCTGGAAACTAGGCTGCCGTATAGGCGGCCGCCACAATCATGGCAACCGCGGCCGCGCGCCTCTTTTTCCAGTTGATGACCCGTTCCGCGCGAATGGCCACGCTGTTGGTCTGGAACATGGACACCAGGCTGGCGCCCGTGCCGGCGGTGGCATCCTGCTGCAACGATCCGTCCAGCATTTCCAGGGATGCTTCCCGGCTGGCGTCAATCTGCACGCCGCCGTCATCCGCCAGGAACACGTCCGACGCATTCACCAGGATGACCGGGGACCCGCTGGAATCCGCCACCTGTGTGACGTATTCCGACGTGATGACCGGCAGCCCCACGTAGGTGCCCCCGTTCATATTGATGCCCGGATTTGCCGGCTGGCCCAACGCATTCTGCTGGAGTGACAGTGCCAGCGCGTTGGCCTGTGACATGATCCACACACCCGTGCTGGGCGTCAGTCCGTTGGCGATAAACCGCCCCATGACTGCCTCCACGTCCGCCCGCGCGTCCGCTGCACTGGAACCGGCGGACGTGATGCCCACCACCCCGTGGGTGATGGACGCCGGGGACACGTTGGCCGCTTCCGCCTTGTCCGGGTCCACAAAGTCAATATCCTGCCGCTCGCGGATGGCATCCGCCACCGCCTGGCGCACCAGGAAATCCGCGGACGGGTTGGAAAAACGCACCAACTCGTCCGTGAGCACCGCAATGTTGGCCAGCTTGGCCCAGCGCAGCGTCACTTCATCAAAATCGAACGCGGTCACCGGTTTTGGCTTGCCCTCCCCGACCCAATACCCGCTGCCGCCGCTGGTCTGCCGGCCCATGCGGACGTTAAAGGGAATGCGGCGCAGTGACGGAATGTTGCCGGTGCCGAACTTGCCCACGATGGTTTGCGGCCGCAGGAATTCAATGAATTCGCTGGCCAGGTTGGTGTAGGTCACCAGGGGCGCCGCGTTAGTCGCGTCCAGCGTGGTGGCGCCGGATACCGCCGCCTTGAGCACTTCCACCACCCGCGGGTTGTCGGAAAAGTGCGCTTTGGCAATCTCATGGGCCCGCATCACGTCGCCGCGTGCCAGCGCCAGGCACCGCACGTAGCGCGCGAATTCAAATCCCTTGGGAAGCACGTCCGCGCCGGCGGTAATGACCGGGCCGCGTGCCTCTGAGCCCGTGGCCACCGACTTGACGCCGGACACCGGGGTTGCTTTGCTGGCCTGGCTGCGCTCCAACGCGCGGAGCCGCACCAGGTGCTTGTCCACGGATTCCACTTCGGCCGCCAGCCCGTCGTATTCCTCCGTTTCCGTGTCCTCCAGCGTGCGGGACTCGTCCGCCGCCTTGGCCATGATGGCTTCCATGCGCTCCGAAGATGCCAGCCGCTTTGCTTCAAATGCGGCAATCTGTTCTGCAACGGTTTTCATTTGGGTGCCCTCCCGGGCTGTTGATTTCACACTAGCGGGTGCCGCGGCGCCGGCGGGGGGTGGTCCAGCCAGCCGGACCGGTGTGCGCGGTTTGCCAAACGCGGCCCGCGCCTCCAGGTCCAGTGACTTGACGGAATGAATGGTGGCGTCCATGTGCGCCGGAATCGTCACCAGTGACAACTCCAGAATTTCAGTTTTTTCGAAACGCAATCCGCCGTTTTTCAGAAACTCCACGGCATCATCCAGCACGCGGAATCCAATGGACACCGCCGCGACCAGCCGATATTGCACGGACTGGATTGCTTCATTGATTCGGTCTTGCAGTGCGCCCGGCTCGCGCACGCGCGGCAACGTCGCTTGAAACGGAATGCCGTCCTTTGTGGCTTTGCCCAGCCGGGTGATGCCCACCGGCTTGTCACTCTTGTGTTGCCACAACAGCGGGATTTCCGGCGCATACGTTGCGCCTAGCGGTTCAATCACATCATTGAGCCGGTCCGGTTTGGGTGACGTGGCCAGCCCCTTAATGGTCCAGCTTTCCGCGTCCGCGTCCAGGCTTTTCACTTCAATGAGTGAATACGCGCGCTGCATCTTCATCAGGAAACCTCCACCATAAGTGCGCTTTGTTCCACCGCCCCGTTGGCCAGGGTGATGGTGTTGCGTACCTCATATTTTTTGCCGGGCACACCGCCGGACACCAACGCACTGGTGCGCTGCACTCCGCCGGTGTTTACTAATTCATATTCCTGCACCGTGATGCCGGTATCTGCGTCCCAGTCCGAATAATCAATGTATGACGTTAGGGAATCATCGGACAGGCTTTCCGCGGTCCAGGTTATGGACCCGTCCACCACCGTGGCCCCGTCAACCGTGGGCCACACCGGTTCCCGCACTCCGGATTGCCCGCCCGTGCCCTTGAACTGCAACCCGGAAAATTTGAGATTCGGCAGCACCACCGTGTCCGCCGGATACACCTGGCCGGGCCGCCACCCCCGCGCGAGAAACGCCAGCGCGCCCGTTTCCGGGTCGCGCACGTAGTCAAAGCCCCACAACTTTGTTTCCGCGGCCGTCTTACAGACTTTGGAAACGATCCGGCACGCCATGGTGTTTATGCCGGGTCCGCAATTTCAACCTTCCACGCGGGAATGGTCAGGGTGCCGCCGACTGTGAGCACCTGTGACGTGCACGTGGTCACGTATAGCAGTGTAGTGCCGCTGTGGGTTGCCACGTGCGTGGCTGTTCCGCTGGAATCAATGGCAACGCCGGTTTTTTGCGCAAACGTAAATTTGCGCCCGCTGCTGTCCCCGTTCGCCTTTGTAATGTCGCCGCCGGCCATGGCCACGTCCGCCAGCGCCACCGCGGCAATGCCCGCATAGTTGGCGGGCTCCCCGCTGCACACCGTTGCCGTGGTGACCACTGCAATGATGGCATCGGCCATCGCGTCCAGAATTGCGTCCGGTGTTGCTTTGGCCATTCTACAAACCTCCCGTGGATGAAATCATGCAGTCTTGCGGGTCCAGGGTCACCGGTGCGGTGCTGGGCTCGCCGGTTGGAAATTCTGCGGACGCGGCCCAGCCGGCGGAACAATAAATCTTGGCGACATGCTCGCGCACTTCTAACACTTCCCCGGGCACATGATCCCGCCCCTGGGTGCGGAACGGTCGCACAACTTTTACGGTGGTCACTCTGTAGGCACTCCAAACATGCGCGCTTGCGCGTCAATCACGTGCACGCCGCCGTCATATGTCACCCCAAATACACCCGGGTCCGGGGTCTTTGCAAATACGTTTGCAGGTGATGACACCACAAACGTGGGCCCCGCGTCCGTCAGCACCCCGAATACTACACCGGCAACGGTTGGCAAACGTAGTGCCAGGGATTCCACCACGTGGGCGTGGGTGGCGGGTGCCAGCCACAGGGTGTGTTGCTGCACCAGCGCCAGGGTGCCCGCCGCGTGCGCGTGGCTCGCCCCGGCCACCGCCAGGGTGTGTTGCTGGACCAGCGCCAGGGTGCCGGCCGCGTGCGCGTGGCTCGCCCCGGCCACCACCAATGAAAATTGCACGGATGGCGCTGGACTGGTGGCCGCGTGCGCGTGGGTGGCGCCGGCCACCGCCAGGGTGTGTTGCTGGACCAGCGCCGGGGCGCCGGCCGCGTGGGCGTGGGTGGCCGCAGCCACCGCCAGGGTGTGTTGCTGGACCAGCGCCGGGGCGCCGGCCGCATGGGTGTGGGTGGCCACAGCCACCACCAGGGTGTTTTGCTGGACCAGCGCCAAGGTGCCCGCCGCGTGGGCGTGGGTGGCCGCAGCCACCGCCAGGGTGTGTTGCTGGACCAGCGCCGGAGCGCCGGCCGCGTGGGCGTGGGTGGCGGCCGCCGACGCCAAGGTAAACGCCAGGTCCGTCAGGGTGGGTGCGCCGGCCGCGTGGGCGTGGGTGGCCGCAGCCACCGCCAGGGTGTGTTGCTGCACCAATGCCGGCGCACCCGCCGCGTGGGTGTGGCTCGCCGCAGCCACCGCCAGGGTGTGTTGCTGGACCAGCGCCAGGGTGCCCGCCGCGTGGGCGTGGGTGGCGGCCGCCGGCGCCAGGGTAAACGCCAGGTCCGTCAGGGTGGGTGCGCCGGCCGCGTGCGCGTGGCTCGCGGCGGCCACCGCCAGGGTGTTTTGCTGGACCAGCGCCAGGGCGCCCGCCGCATGGGCGTGGGTGGCCGCAGCCACCACCAGGGTGTTTTGCTGGACCAGCGCCGGCGCCGCCGCCGCGTGCCCGTGGGTGGCACTGTCCACCACCAGGGCGGGTTGCTGTTGCTGCGGTGGCGTCCAGATAAACACGGGGGCTGTCTAGTCCCGGTTTACGGTGCCCGGATTGACCACCCAATGGTGCGATCCGTGCCGGCCAGTTTCTTTAGGGTCACGTCCCAGCCATACATCACGGAAATCGGAATGGAAATCCAGTGCGGTGGTGACTGCGCCCCGTTGAATTGCCGGTAATACATTACCCGCTGGGTGCCCGCACTCTGCACCTTTTCGTATATTTTCAATTCGTAACTGTCCGCAGCCGCGAGCGCATTCAAGTCCAGCCACACTTGAATATATCCATCGTCGGTTTTTGACGCTGGCACGCCGCTGGTGGAATTCAACGGCAAGGAATATTCCGTGCCGCTAATGCTCGCGGAATTTTCATACAGTGCCGACAACACGCCCATGGCTTAACCCCCTATCCCAATCGCAACGCCATTGTAGGTTGTGCCGGGGGCAGTGTTGCACCGGCCGCGGATATACAGATTCGAACCGGCGGCCACTTCCCAATAGCCCTCAATCATTGAATTGGCGCAATTTGATTCCGTTTCGGCTGTGCCCACCACGGACAGTTGCGTGCGCGCAATCACTGTCTTGTTGGTCGCGTCACCCACTGCAATGTCAACGTAGGTGTATTGCGCGGTAATCGTTCCGTTGGTGATTTGCGCGGCCACCTGCCACCACCACAGGTCCTTGGCGGTGGTGCCAAGTAAAGTCCAGGCCCCGTCCGCCGCATTGCCCGGGGTGAACGTCACACCGTTTGAATTGGTAATGCTGCCGATTGTTTCGGAGAATGACCCGACGCGCACCAATTCCGGTGCGCTGGGCGCCCCATAACCCTTGAGCCCAATTCGCACCGTGCCGGCGGTGGCGTTTGCGTTTTGCACGCGCACGCCCACGGTGGACCCTTTCGGAATCCGGATTGGAAAATAGAATTGGTGCCCATTGCCCAACGCGATGGTGGATGAACTGCCGCACACAATGTTGGAAATGACTGCCGTATAGGACGTGCCCGCGGCGGGGTCCACGCCAATGTCCAGCAACATGGCGCGGTCACTGCCGCTGGTGGCGCCGGACACCACCCAAATGAACAGCCCGTAAATTTCCTCCCCCGTGGTTCCCAACCCGGATGCGGTCCAAGTCCCTTCCGCATTGGACGCGCCCGGCACCACCGATACGCCCGGGGTGGCGGACGGATTGGTGCCCAGGTTGGACACGTTGTATTGCCACCGGTTTCCGAGTGCTGCCAGCATTGGGGCCCCTATGACAAATTGACGGTGCGGCGGGTCACAGGCTGGCGGGCCCGCACGCGGCCACAATCACGGTGCTTTTGGGGGGCTTGCTGAATACCACCGCCGACCGTGGGACACCGTGGTAATCCACGCCCCATGACTGCACCACCGTGGCGTCACCGCATGGGGTCCCCAGCGGAACGGTTCCCACGTTGCGGCCCAGCATCACACCGTTGGGGTTGTCTTTGATTTCATACGCCAGGGTTTGCGTGACCACCAGCCCGGTGGGCGGTTTGGGTTGCGTGGCAATGGATACCGTGGCACTGGCGGCACCGGCCGGCAGCACCACGGTTTTGGTAACTGGGCCCGCGGGGTCCGAACATACCCCGGGGACGTTGCACGCGCGCACCGCGAAATACCACGGGCCCACCGCCAGCCCGGGGACCCCATACCCGGACGCCGGGGCGGGCACGGTCACGGTGGTGGCCAGGTTGGTGGGGGTTGTTCCGTAGGCCACCCGATAATCCGCCAGGTTCGTCAATGCGGACCCGTCCGTGTTCTGCGTGGGTGGCGTCCACGTCAGGTCCGCCCAACCGGCGGCCGCGGTGCAGGTCAACGTATAGGTGGCGCTGGCGGTAAGCCCGGTGAAACTTTGCGATCCGGCCAGGGCTTTTGACCCGTTCCATGCACCGGTGGCATTGCACGCGCTGGCGCCGGTGCTGGTCCACGTCAATGTAAAACTTAGGGGCCCCACGCCGCTGGTGGGGCTCGCGGTCAAGGTGACCGTGGGTGCGGGGGGTCCTGCGTGGGCCAATAATGCAAACGTGATGCCGGCCAATATTGCCAGCACCCCCATAATGACCAACGTGGCACGCATATAATTGCGTTCAACCCAATCGCAAATTTTGTCAATCATTGCTGCACCTTTGATCCGTCCAAATAGGTGGTGGGCTCGCCATCATCCGCCGGCTGTGTCTCCACCAGGATTTCCACCAGCGCCGCCGTTTGCTGGACTAGCGCCAGCATCATCCGGTTTTGTTCCTCCATTGCCAGCGTCAACCGGAGCATGACCAGGGGCAGGTAGCTTTCCGACCATTTGCGAAATTCGGGGGTGGTTATTCCGGTCAAGCCATCGGCGCAGCCGGGCCCGTCTTTCAACACATCCGCAGCCCATTGGTTCAATTCCTCCGCGTCAGGAAACCCGAAATCGGGGCACGGTGCACCTGTGTCCGGGCTGTTCATACAAAAAACATTTTAAATTCCCGCCGGTCCTGGGCGGACTGTGCCACACCCATGGCCATGAGCAATGCGGCCATTGCATCTATTTTGTCCGCAGACTTTTCCCGGTGCGGCGCCATGTTGCTGTTGGGGTCTTTGCGCGCCACGATATTGGCCGCTTGCCAAAACAACACCGGGTCCCCACCGTGGTGGAAATGCCCGGACGTGTAAGCCCGTTCCAACGCTTGCATGGCGGGGTGGTAGGACGCGGTGCCCTGGCGGAACTGCACCAATGGCAACTTGGCGTCCATCAAATTGTTGACCATTTGTTGCGCGTTCCATGGGTCATAGGCAATGGACGCCGGCCGGAACCGTTCGCAGTCCGCGAGTATTTCCGCCTCAATTTGCTTGTAGTCCGCCACGTTGCCATTGGTTTGCGTGACATACCCGGCCGCAATCCACGGATCATAGCGCACTGTTCCCCGTTCGCTGCGTTGCTTGACGGCGGATTCCGGGACCCAACACCGGCCCCATGTAAACCAATCGTCCCCGTCCAGCCACACCAGGCGCCATGCGGTCATGTCCGCGGTGCTGGCCAGGTCAAAGCCCCCAAAGCACGGCAACCTTTCCATGCGCTCCAGGTCCACCGGCCCGCCGCACTTTTTCCACTTGAGTAAATCAATCCAGCCGCGGGCGCCGGACGCCGGCCGGTTCAAACGCTTGATGCGAAATTCCGCCAACTGGCTGGGCTGGTGGCGTGCTTCTGTCGCGTATTCCCGCAACTTTTCCAGTGTCGGGGACACCCCTAGCAGCGGATTGGCTTTGATCCACTTTGATTCATCAAAGTCATCATCTTCATCATCCAACCCGTAATACACCACCAGAAAATGGTCCGCCTCCACCACCCCTTGCAGAATGTTAAACGCGAATTTGCGCACCTCCGCCCAGGGTCCGGGCGATTCGTGCCCCTCGGTGGTGGTGTACAGATACAGGGGGTTTTTGCGCGATCCTGCGGCACTGCGCAGCACGTTGAATAGGTCCGCGTCTTTGTGCGCGTGCAATTCATCAAAGCACAACGCGGACGGGTTTAGACCGTCCTGCGTGCTGGCTTTCGCATTGATGGGCTTGAACACCCCGCCCACTTCGAACCGGGCAATAGCGTTGGCGAAAGCCTCCAAGGTGAATGCCGCCGCCAATTCTGGAGTGCGTTCCACCATGCGCTTGGCGACATTCCAAACAATGCGTGCCTGTTGTCCGGTGGTCGCCGCACTGAGCACCTGCGGGCCCAACTCATTTTCCGTGCAATACACGTACAGCAAAATCCCGGCGGCCAACGTGCTTTTGGCACCCTTGCGTGCCATGGCCAGCAATGCGGTGGTGTAGCGGCGGGTCCCGTCCGCGTTACGGAATCCAAACAGGTTGCACAGGAAAAACACCTGCGCCGGTTCCAACTGAATGGTGGCGCGGTTCCACTGCCCTTCAACGTGGGGCAGTTGCTCAATGAATCCGCACGCGCGGTTTGCTTGCTCCGGGGACCAGTAGAAAGGCGGGGCTTTCTTGCGCTGTGCGCGTTTCAAATCCTTGATGAATCGGCGCGCGGCACGCTGCACCCATATGCAATAGCGGTTGCGCGCCCGGTCCTCTATCGCGTCCTCCGCGTAGGCCAGCGCGACCGCTACAAAGTCACCCGCCGGCGGCGCCCGGCGTTTGCGGTTGCTTGTATTTGTTGAACCGGTTGCCTTTGTGCTCATTGCCATCCGCCGAAACCCGCCGCCGCGCGGAGGGGGTCAACCCGAATTCCACAAACAGGTTGCGCAGTGCGGCATCCTCCGCCGCGCAAATGTCCATGCCCGCCTTTGCTTTCATCAGGTGCCGCTGCCAGCAATAGGCCAATTGGCTGAATGCGTGCAAGTCCGGTGCGCGGAGCACGCCGGCCGCCAGCAATTCGGGGCCCAACTCATTCCAGAATTTC